CTGGCCTTTTGTTACTGGGCTTGGCGGGGGCCCGGGATGGGTTTTCTTAAAGCGCTGGTACCCGTCTCCTGTTTCCAGTGGCGCTTAATTCAGGCACGCGGCACGGAGCGCGCGCCTCCACTCTCCATCGACCTGCGAACGAAAACTAAAACCGGCTCTTCGGTCACCCAAAGGCTGACAGCATCTGCCTGCCCGTGCGGACCGCCGAGCCAATGTTGGCCACCACGTCTGCGATGTCCATCACTCCGTGGCCTAGCGAACTGGCTTTGCGCGTAAGCTTGTCCCAAGTGGAGTCACTGGCCACGGGGTGGTGCACGTGTGAGGCGCTTGCCGGATGCTCCAGGTCAAAACGCACTCTGTACTCCACCGTGATCAGCAGCTCCAAGAGGGCTCCCTGTGGGTTGTAAATGCAGATTGGCGCCCAACCAGCCGGTTGCGGGGACAGCGAGCTCATCGTTCCTGTGTACTCCAGTCCCTCCCGCTCATGCAGTTGGGTGAAGTCACTCACTTCGCTCATGTCCAGCGGGTATGAATTGATGGTCACACCCCGCAATGCCAGCTTCGTGGCTGCGAGCATCCTCGGGCTTTGAAATTGGACAAAACGGTTCATGTACGCATCCCATGAGTCCGATTTGCCGCCGACCATTGCCTGAGTGTTCATCACGCCCGCATACACGACTCCCTTGGCGCCGTCGGCGGCCAGGTTGTCGGGGCACACAATCTGCACGGTTAAAGCTGAGGGGACCAGCGTTGCCGCTGAGCCCAATTCCCCAAGGTCGATATTGTTGAAAAATGTGTTGTCCGTTCCGTTGATGGGGTTAGCAGATACGTGGTCTGAGATCATAATGATTTCTGACCACTTCGTGTCAGCTGAGGCCTCACCGAGGGAGGAACTGTTATGCCTGCTCTTGAATGTGCCGATGATGTTGGCAATCCGACCTGTGGCCACCCTCCTGGTCGCGCGGATCGTGGTGTAAGGACCGACGGCGCGGGGCAGGGAGAGGTGGTGGGGGTGCTTTGCATCCCAACAGAGCAGAGATCCGCCGCGGCTGCTGCCCCAGGCCTTTGTTGGCACGTTTCCAACACCTGTGGCGAGCACCCGGTTGGCGTGAGTCCTGGAAGCTGCTCCGCCGCGTCGTCGCTGCGGCCGCTTGGACTTATCTCCACTGTCACGCAACTTGCGCCCATTGCGCTGTGCCGGCTTGTTCGGCGTCATGGTGGCGAATTCGACTCAAGGGGTTCCCTTTGGCCGTAGTCTCATGGCTTCCATCCGTGGCGGGGCCTGCACACTTGGTGGCGTATGCCGCAGCATTTCCATCCGAGTGTGCCGAGTGACTCGCGGCCCGCTCCCCGCCTGGACTCCACCTCCAGAGTACGGTTTATGGTCCCTCCCGCGGTTCCTCTGGCCGGTCGTTTTGACTGGCTCAGGCCGACGGGCGGGGTTTGGTTGGTTTTCAGGGATTTTTAGTCCGCAGTCTCATGGCTTCCATCCGAAGCGGGCGACGCGTGGACCGTTGTCGTGGACACACGCAGCGTCCCGGTCGGGCGCCGCCCAGCTTCAGACTCCACCTCCAGAGTGCGGGTTTTATCCTCGAGGGGTTTTCATGCACTTCCCGTCTGTACATAGGGCGGCACTGCCGCGGGGGACCGAAGCTCAAGGGTCACGGGTACTTGCGGCTGGCTCGAACCTTTTCCCCTTCCCTCACAGCTTCGTAAGTCCGACCACGGGTACGTGCCCGCGCGGTTCGGCCGCGCGTTCAGGTTCCGTAGACATCGCAAGGATCGGCTTGCAACCGCGTGCCATTGCTAGCACGCGACCACTGTTGACAATTAAGCCCCGGGCCGGGCCGATCTCGTAGCTCAGGACGTTGCGCGTTGGCTGGACGCGAGGGGGAGCCCATCTCCCCCCTCCTGACTGGCCTTCACCTCAGGTGGGCCCGTCCCCACGCACCAGGCTTCCACCACCCCGGGAGAAGGTGGCAAAAGAATAAGGCGGACACTCGCTGCTGACGCAGCGGACACGCGGGCCCTTCAACGCGTGCAACCCCTGGGCGGCGGCAGGTTGGCCGGATACGTCGTATTGGGTTGTGTCACTCTCACCCCGGGCCGTTATCTTGCCCAGAGCACCCCTTCCAATTGCTGAAGAGTGAATTACGTGCAGTGCAGAACTCCGACAAGTTCATGCAGCCCGCCACGACGGCGGCAACGACTCCCGGAACGAGTCGTAGGCAACCAGTGCGGCTGGCTCGAGGCTCCAGATGTACTCACGGAACGTCATGATCTCGTCATGCGTCGCCTGGTACCCCAGTGCTCTCAGTGTCTCCTGTTCCTTCTCCGGTGTGACCTCCAGGTTCCTGGCCTGGACCTGCTCGCGGACGTCGTTCGCTTTGTAGCCCGCCTCCCCGAACGCACGATAGCTCATCTCGCGATCTTCAAAGTCCGAGGTGGTGCACTCCTCTGCGAAATCCAGGTACTTCTGTGACACACTGGGCAGTATGCCGCTGAAGTCGCTGGCCCGTGCGAGCGCGGATGCGGCAGCGAGCACCTTGACGACGCTCAGCTTTCCGTCCCGTCCGGCTTCGACGCCCTGTGGTGACACGCTCACACCTGAGTTGGCGAGGGCGCGTGGCAGCTCGGGGCACCGGTGCTCGTTGAGCTCTCCGTCCGTGCACCCGATGTGCCAACCCACAAACGTGGCACGCGTCGTGCAGAACACAATTTTCATATTAAATCCGGCGTCGCGCCAAAATTCCAAGAAAATCTCAGACATCCGGTCTCCCTCCTCCATGGGGGGCTTCATGGTGCATAGGGAATCGTCCCCCTCGAAGCAGCCGTTCCACCATCTCTGCTGCCCCGTGAGGTCCTCCCCCGTGCGGACGTCCGGGTCCAAGAATCGCTCCGGCTCGGCGAAGATAGAACTGACCCAGAGAGTGAAATTCACCCACCAATTGAGGCACGAAGTGCCTCTGTGCCCGGAGCGTCTGATGGCGTCGATGGTGACGCTCATCGACTCCATCTTGTTCTTAAAGAACAGACGGAGCGTCTTTTGCTCACAGGCGGCGGAGTGCTCCCTCAGCCAGCTCTCTGGGACAACCCCTAGTCCGCACAGCACTTCGCAAATGTGCCGAAGGACTGGGTTCTCCACAAGCGCGCGGATCTCCACGTTGCAAGTGGTGTCCCAGGCGGAGCCATCGCCTTCCACAGCTTTGGCCCCCTTCTTCGAGAGTTCCTTGACCACCCGGTCCATGGCCTCGCGCTTCGCCATGTGCTTGATGCTCTTCCTCTCGAAGTGTTCGAAGAGGAGGTCTTCAAAGCACCGCACTACTGCGAGAGCCATGAGCTGGCCGTCATCGCCGTCTGCGATCAGCATCCGAGGTGCTTTGCCCTCGGCCATGCACTCGGGCTTGATGCCAGCCTTGAACTGGTACGTCGGGTATTCGCGCGCGTACAATGCTTCCAATGACGCGCGAAACCGCTCGACGCTCCACTTGCCTGACCGAATCAGCTCGAGGTCAAGGTTCTCTATGGCCCACGCTTCAATCTTCCGTTTGCTGAATACACCTCGAACGCGGTGACAGCTCATCGATTGACGCACGAGCCCTCCGATTCGCGCCTTGTCCTTCTTGGACAGCTGGCACTTTCTCGCCTTCTTCGTAATGCGCTCCTCAATGGCGGCCTTGAGGTTCGACGCGGTCTTCGCATACACGTTTGGCTTCACCTGGCAAGGGCCCACCAAGCATCCCACCACAGGCATGTGGTTCACTGGCTCGTCCTTGTTGAACGCCTGCCCGATCACTGCCACTACGTCCCCCACCTGCATGGTCCGCCGGTCATTGGACGCGGCGGCCGCGGTGGCGGCGTCGTCCGGGAGGGCGGGAGTGTCCATGATGACGGGGGGCTCCTCATTGAGCTCTTCCACCCGCACACCCTCGTCTGTCTCAGCATCCCCAGGCGGCGGCGGCTCTCCCTGCGGTGGCGGCGGCGGTGCAGGCGCTGCTTGTGGTGGTGGTCCTGACCCACCGGGGTTCGGCGCAACTGCGGCTTGTGATGCTCCCACGCGCTCCAGTATCGGGATGGCTCGTCCCCTGCTGACTAGCCGTGCAAGAAGCACCGGACTGAGTCCTGCAATCGTTGCGAGCTTCCATCCGTCTGCCACCGAGCGCACCATGAGGCCAATGCCGACGCCGGCGACCATTGCCCAGCGAGCGAGTGGCCGCACAGCCGTCTCATCCGACGTCATGTACTGCATCATGACGAAAACACCAACATGCCGCATCGCAACATGGTCGGGGCTCCCTGTGGGCCACAGCACCTGGGCGACGTTCTCGAGACTGGCGTGGAGTGATGTCGGCTTGGTCGAGTTCCTCAACCCATGATACACCACCCTGCTCAATTTCGAGAACTCCTCCTCAGTGTACACCACGGAATACGCCTTCGTACTCTGCGCGGCGGGGTGATCATAACCCTGTGCTGTGATTCTCCAGTGCCCTTGGCGACCTGCTGCATGCCTCAAAAGGAACGGGGCGACCTCGCCGATCTGGCGGTCTGTCTGCCCAAGTCGGAGCGCCAGCATGGCTGGCTAACACTTAACGCTGTGCTCTACGGGACAAGTAGCCAGCCCCTCGAAAGGGGCCCGGGGTAGTCCAGCTCCCCGTAACACCGTGACCTGCCTCAAGCGGGGTTCGCTTGAGC